CTGGCGCTAGTGTTGCGATTCGTAGAGGTATTGAAAGAGGACAAGCTAAACGAGCGCGTCAGTAAGTAGAAGTAGAGAGGAGGTGAGCTGTGGCGCGATTTGGTGATGCGTTAAAGCACGCCTGGAATATTTTCAGTAATCAAGAAGATCAACGACCAAAATCTTCGCCTTGGCCAGTTCAACCTGATACTGGTGATAATAATTATTATGGCGTAGCTTCAGGATCAAGACCGGATCGCGTAAGACTTCGACTTCCTAGCTCACGAACAATAATTACCTCAATTTATACACGTCTTAGTATTGATGTCGCTTCGGTTGATATGCGTCATGTGCGAACAGATAGTCAAAAAAGATACGTTGAAGATATTGATAGCGCTCTTAATAATTGTTTGACGATTGAAGCCAATATTGATCAAGCTGCGCGCGCTTTTAGACAAGATATTGCTACGACTCTTTTTGATAGAGGTGTCGCAGCGCTTGTTCCGGTCGATACGTCAATTAGTCCCGAGAAAACGGGCGGGTTTGAGATTTTGACGCTTCGTGTTGGTGATATTGTAACTTGGTATCCAAAACATGTAAAAATAAGTTTGTATAACGAAGCGATCGGAAAACGACAAGACGTTACTTTGGAGAAAACAGCGGTTGCTATTGTTGAAAATCCGCTGTATTCGGTAATGAATGAGCCGAATTCAACTCTTCAACGTCTACTTAATAAACTTGAATTGTTGGACGCTATTGATAATCAATCTGCTTCTGGAAAACTTGATCTTATTATTCAACTTCCATATGTGATTAAATCTGAAGCTCGTAGACAAGCGGCAGAGCAGCGTCGTGCGGATATTGAGTTTCAACTTAGAGATAGTCAATACGGTATCGCCTATACAGACGCAACTGAAAAGATCACTCAGCTTAATCGTGCGGCCGAGAATAATTTGATGAGTCAAATCGAATACTTGACGGCAATGCTTTATGGTCAGCTCGGTTTGACCGAACAGGTTATGAATGGTACGGCCGATGAAAAGGCGATGTTGAATTATTGGAATCGTACAATTGAACCAGTTCTTACCGCTGTTACTGAAGCCATGCGACGTACCTTCTTGACCAAAACTGCTCGAACACAAAGACAAACAATTATGTTCTTCAGAGATCCGTTTCGTCTGGTTCCGGTTGAGAACATTGCTGAGATTGCTGATAAGTTTACTCGCAATGAGATTATGTCGTCGAATGAGATGCGACAAGTGGTTGGTCTAGCTCCACATCCAGATCCGAAGGCTGATCAGCTACTGAATAGCAACATGCCTCAAGGAAGCCCGACACCAACTGGAGTTGTGGTTAAAGAAAACGGAGTGGTGGCCGAAGAAAAGATTATGGCTGATCCAAGACTGAGGAGGAGCATTCAAAATGGGAGCTGAGGCTACGCCTGATTTTAGCGGCTATGCCACGAAGGCTGGTCTTAGATGCTCAGATGGCCGAATGATCACGCCTGATGCGTTTAAACATCAGGACAAAGAGACTGTTCCACTGGTCTGGCAGCATGGTCACAACGAACCGGGCAATGTACTTGGCCATGCAATTCTCGAGCATCGTGAAGACGGCATTTATGCCTACGGATTCTTCAATGATACCGATCAGGCAAAGAATGCCAAGACACTAGTACATCATAAGGATATTAAATCACTTTCTATTTATGCTAATGGACTTACCGAGAAAGCTAAGCAGGTTCTTCACGGATTTATTCGTGAGGTAAGCCTGGTATTGTCAGGCGCAAATCCTGGCGCACTTATCGATAATATTACTTTGGCTCACGCTGATGGTGAAATGGTCACGTTGGAAGATGAAGCAATTATTTATACCGGTTTGGAACTTCAGCATGATGATAATGATGATGATGATGAAAAGCCAGATGAGGTAGAACATCAATCTAACGACGATAATTCCGAAGAAGATCTAACGGTTCAAGAAGTTTATGATTCGATGACTCCTGAACAAAAGGATGTTGTTCATTATATGGTCGGCGCTGCCCTTGAGCTTGAAGAGGAAGTTGTCGACGAAGGTGCCAAAGAAGTGAAACAAAGTAGTGAAGAGGAGTCTACATCAGAACTTGTCCATGATGATAATAATGAAGAGGAAGGACGGCGCATGTCCCGTAACGTCTTCGAGCAAGAGAGCGGAGGCAAAAAGGAAGAGGAGCATACTCTCACTCATGATGCGATCCAGGGAATCGTTGCTGATGCTCAGAGAAGCGGATCGTTGAAAGAAGCCGTCGAGCATTATGCAATTAAGCACGGCATCGAGAATATTGAGCTCCTCTTCCCGGATGCCCGTTCAGTCACCGATACTCCAGAGTTCGATTCACGGAGAGTTGAGTGGGTTTCTAACGTTATGAATGGAACCAAGCACTCGCCGTTCTCTCGTATTAAGTCTCTGGTTGCCGATCTTACCTTTGATGAGGCTCGCGCACGCGGTTACATCAAGGGAAATTTCAAGAAGGAAGAATGGTTCTCAATTTCGAAGCGTAGCACGACCCCCAGCACGGTCTACAAGAAGCAGAAGCTGGATCGCGACGATATCATCGATATCACCGATTTTGATATCGTGATGTGGCTTAAAGCCGAGATGCGTCTTATGCTCGACGAAGAGCTTGCTCGCGCTGTTCTTATTGGAGACGGTCGTGCGGTCGATGATGACGACAAGATCAAGGATCCGATGGGCGCCAGTGAGGGCGCAGGTGTTCGTTCAATTCTTTATGATCATGATCTCTATGCTTCGGTGATCAATGTCGATGACTCCGCACCGCCAGTAGAGGTTGTCGATGCGATTGTTGGATCTATGCAATATTACAAGGGCTCGGGTTCTCCGACGTTCTATACGACGATTCAAACCCTTACCTCGCTCTTGCTGGCACGAGATCCACAGGCAAATCAGCGCTATTGGAAGACTCCGGGAGAGTTGGCTTCCGAGATGGGTGTCGCAGCCATCGTTACGGTCGAGGTTATGGAGAGTGAGCCTGATCTTCTCGGTATTATCGTGAATTTGAAGGATTATACGATTGGTGCCGATAAGGGCGGAGAGGTTAATTTCTTCGACGACTTCGATATCGATTACAACCAGTACAAGTACCTGTACGAGACTCGCATTTCCGGTGCTCTGACGAAGATCCGCTCGGCTATGGTCATCAAGAGGGCGCCTTCCGGTTATGCGCTGGTTACGCCAGTGAAGCCCACTTTTGATGGCACAGTAGTTACCGTTCCGACCACCTCAGGTGTCGTGTACAAGAATAAGGATACCGGAACGACTCTTACTACGGGAGCTCCGACCACTCTAGCTGAGGGCGATTCGCTTACAGTTCAGGCCGAACCGGCAGCCGGTAAGTACTTCGCAAATAACCAGGACGATGAATGGACGTTCAAGAACACGGCGTAAGGTAAATTCGCTATGACACGATTCTTTGGTCGCGTTGGTTACGGAGAAACAATAGAAGCTGCACCTGGTGTTCACGTTGATCAGATTGTTGAGCATTTATATTATGGAGATGTCGTTCGAAATACGAGGCAACTTCAAGAAGGAGAAAGTCTCAACAAAGATCTCAGTGTACAAAATTCGATTAGTATTGTAGCCGATGCATATGCCAATGATCATTTCTTTGCCATTCGTTATGTGGAATGGGCGGGGGTTTTGTGGACAGTTTCAAATGTCGAAGTACAGAGCCCCCGTCTTCTGCTTAGATTAGGGGAGGTGTACAATGGGCCAACGCCTACAGTTGCACCAACTCCTTGAAACGTTTGTAGAGAATGTGTATTTTCAGCCACCGACTAATGTACAGCTGAAATATCCTTGCATTATCTATCAACGGGACTTCGCAGAGACTAAATTTGCGGATGACATACCGTATAATCATCGATTGAGGTATATGGTTACTGTTATTGATCAAGATCCTGATAGTGAAATTCCAGGTAAAGTAGCTTCAATTCCGATGAGTCTATTTAATCGGTTTTATACAGCCGATGATCTAAATCACGACGTTTA